GATGGTATTAAAGAAGAACATATTAATAATGATAAACTCAAATCGGTTCTCAAAGAACTTTATATTGAGGCATTGAACCAAGAACAGGCATGATTATATTTCAAAAAGTCCGTTGGAAAAATTTCTTATCAACAGGACAAAACTTTACAGAGATTGATTTACAAAGGTCACCAAACACATTAATCATTGGTAACAATGGTGCTGGCAAGTCCACAATTCTGGACGCCTTATGTTTTGGTCTTTTTGGAAAACCATTTCGTAAAATCAACAAACCACAATTACTTAATTCTATCAACAGTCAATCTGCCGTTGTTGAGATTGAATTTAACATTGGTAAAAAACAATACAAAGTTATTCGTGGTATTAAACCAAACACATTTGAAGTATATTGTGATGATAAATTGGTAGACCAAGATGCTAAAGCAAAAGATTACCAAGAACATTTAGAAAAGTTCATTCTCAAACTAAATTTTAAATCCTTTACTCAAGTTGTTATATTAGGTTCGGCATCGTTTGTTCCATTTATGCAACTTTCTCCTGCTGACCGAAGAGCAATCATTGAGGACTTATTAGACATTCAAATTTTCTCCTCTATGAATGGTGTGGTCAAAGAAAAAATGGCAATCATTAAAGATTCCACCACAAAAAACAAACACGAAATGGACTTAACATCCGAAAGAATTAATTTCCAAAAGCAAAGTATTGAGGAACATAAGAATCGGAATGATGAGGAAATTGAAAAGAAAAAGAAAGAGATTACCACAAGTATAGACCAAACATTCACTCTACAAAGAGATGTAAGTTTAATTCAAAAACATATTGATGTTCTCCAGAAAAAAATAGAAGATAAACTTTCTGTGGAAAAGAAAAGTAAGAAGTTGTTACAGTTAGAATCAAAGATTGAAACCAACATTAAAAAGAATGAAAAGGATATTGCTTTCTATGAAGAACATGATAACTGCCCAACCTGCAAACAAACCATTGAAGGAGAATTCAAGCGAGAGCAAGTTGAAGAAAGAAAATCTAAAGTCACTACTCAACGGCAAGGCCTTGAAGAAATCTCAACACAGATTACTCAAGCAAACCAAAGAATAGAACAAATACAGGATATCATAAAACATATTGGTGGTCACAACAATGAGATTGTTAAACACAATTCAACCATATCTGCCGTTAACAAATACATTAATAAACTTCAAAGTGAAGTTGAAGAACTTGCTAACCGTAAAGATAATCTAGAAGAAGAAAATGCCAAACTTAAAGAGTTGCGAGAAGAATTGGCCAAACTGATTGTAAAACAAGAAGAACTATCATCAGAAAAACAATATTATGAATTTGCCGGTTCTCTATTAAAAGATACTGGTATTAAAACCAAGATTATTCGTCAATACTTACCTATTATGAATAAATTAATTAATAAGTATTTGACTGCCATGGATTTCTTTGTGAACTTCAATATCAATGAAAACTTTGAAGAAACTATTAAATCTAGGCATCGTGATGAATTTGGTTATGCCAATTTCTCAGAAGGTGAAAAGATGCGTATTGACTTGGCTCTATTGTTTACATGGCGTCAGATTGCTAAGTTAAAGAATAGTACCAATACTAATTTATTAATTTTAGATGAAGTATTTGATTCTAGTTTAGATGGTGTAGGTACAGAGGAGTTTTTGAAGTTGATACATGAAATGGGTTCTGATACAAATATCTTTGTTATCTCCCATAAAGGAGACCAACTATTTGATAAGTTTAGGTCAATTATTAAATTTGAAAAGAAAAATAATTTTAGTCAGGTGGCAAAATGAGTGAAGTTTTTGTATACAATAGTGACCAACAAGCAGCACCAAAAAAACAAGAAACCTTATCTTTAGTTGCTGAAGATAATCCTATATTAAAAGAAGTGATGCCTGAATTTGATTTTAAAAATACAGATGTTAATCCTATGGCATTGGCATCTGTGTTGGTAGAAACTTGCAAACATTATAAAGGTTATGGATTATCTGCCAATCAATGTGGATTAAGGCATCGTGTATTTGTAATGGGTCATGGTGATGACTATGTGGCATTTTTTAATCCAAAAATTATTTCTACTAAAGGTGAATGCCATATGATTGAAGGTTGTTTATCTTTTCCACTTTTAGGATTAAGGATTACCAGACCACAAGAGATTGATGTAGAATACCAAGACTTCAATGGAGTTATCAGAACATCAAAATTTACCGGTATATCTGCTCGTTGTTTCCAACATGAGCTTGACCACATGAATGGAATAGTGTATACTGAAAAAGTAAAACCAATGGCACTTCAGTCTGGCATGACTAAACGTAATAAAATGATAAAGAAAATGAGAATTCGTTAATGGCAACACCAATAGAGTATGTAGATAAACAATGGAAAGATTGGTCTGAAAAGAATCCACCTTCCACATTCAAGCACATCGATAAAGAACAACTGGTAAAAGTTCTTACTGAAGATTTAACTTATGCTTCTCAAATGGATGTTCGTGAATATACTTTATATCAAAAATGGTGTGAAGTGAAAGAAAGATATCCGGTACATGAAGATAATGCTTTATCATTGATGTTGGGTGAACCACAAGAAATGGTAAACAAAGAACACAAAGAATTAATTAATCAAGTTAAAAATAATTTCTGGATGCCAACTGAGCCAGATGATTATGAAAAATTAAAACCCGTTATGAAATTACATAATGGTGAATTGGCAGAAACATGGAATGCCATTCGTACCTTTTCTTCTACAATGAAGAACAACTCCAATATTGGTCGTAATCTATTCTATACAATTGAAGATGAGATTACCAATAAATACTTGGGTGTTATCTGTATCTCCTCAGACTTTCTGGACTTAACTCCAAGAGATAAAGCAATTGGATGGGATAGAGATGTTAAAACGCAACAAGGAATGATTAATCATACCGCAATTGGTTCCACTATCGTTCCTCTACAACCGCTCGGCTTCAATTACATGGGTGGTAAATTACTTGCTTTACTTTGTTTGGCTGATACAGTTCAAAGAGATTGGAGAGAAAGATATGGAGATATCCTTGTGGGAGTTACAACTACTAGTCTGTATGGCAATACTAAGTCTGGTGGTCTATCTCAGTATGATGGATTAGAACATTGGAATAAAATGGGTTTCTCAAGTGGTTCTGTGGCATTTGAACCATCAAGAGCAACCAAGAAAATGATTTTTGAGTGGTTAAAAAAAGAACACACTAAGAAGTATTTTGAATGGTGGGAAGCTAAGAATCTACAAGGTCTTCCGCTTAAGCGTGACCACAAAAATCGTTCATTACATTTTGCTTATCCGAAACTTGGTATACCAAAAGAATTAACGAGAACGGAACATCAACGTGGTATCTATTTTAGTCCGTTGTATACAAATACAAATGAGTTTCTTTGTAAACAAATTACGGAAGATAAATTGGTAAAAGCATTTGATACCAGTGAAGAAGCGTTGGCCAATATATGGAAAACAAAATATGCCAAAGGTAGAATTCGGCAATTACAAAAGAAAAACAATGTTTCATATGAAACTCTTTTCTACGATGACTTAATTACCTTATCGTGGGAAGAAACCAAAGCAAAATATTTACCACAAGTTGGTCGATAAACGCTTGACAAATCACATATATAATGATATGATGTGAGAACTTGCTTAAGGCAAGGATTTATTATTAACTTTACTATGGAGTATTACAATGAGCAAATTATCTGCTAAACAAAAGATGTTGAATGCCTTACAACAAACTGAAGGTTACAACACTTTTACCGTGAAACAAGCACAACGCCGTTTCGGCATCACTAATGTTACCGCACGTATTGACGAACTGCGTCAAGAAGGTAATGTAATCTACACAAACACTAAAGTTGTTGATGGAAAGAAAGTTGCTTTCTATCGTATGGGTAAGCCAACCAAAGCTATGGTTCGTGCTGCTTACAAAGGTGGTTTTAGTTTTACTGCCTAATTCAGGCTAAGTAGGGAGTACCTCATTCGAGGACTCCCTTTTTTTATTTAATCGGAGCACAAATGGAAATATCAGTTAAAAAAGAAGAACTACAAAAGAAAAGCCTGTTTGTAGCAACGCCTATGTATGGTGGTATGAACCACGGTCTATACATGAAAGCGTGTTTAGATTTACAAGGCCTTTGTATGCAGTATGGCATACAAGTAAAATTCTCATTTCTATTTAATGAGTCCTTAATTACACGAGCAAGAAATTATCTTGTTGATGAATATCTCCATCGTTCCGATTGCACTCATATGTTGTTTATTGATTCTGATATTCATTTTAATCCTCAAGATGTAATTGCTTTATTGGCTATGGACAAAGAAGTGTCTGGTGGTCCTTATCCTAAGAAAGCAATTAAATGGAAATCAGTTAAGACTGCCGTTACAAAGAATCCAGAAATTGATCCTGGTATGCTTGAAAAAGTTACTGGTGATTATGTGTTTAATCCAGTTAAAGGTACAGCACAGTTTTCCGTTACAGAACCTTTAGAGGTTATGGAAATTGGTACTGGCTTTATGATGATGAAGCGTGAAGTGTTTACGAAATTGCAAGAAGCATTTCCAATGATTCGTTATAAACCTGACCATGTAGGTCAAGCACACTTTGACGGATCACGTTACATTCATGCTTACTTTGATACAGTCATTGATACTAAAGATTCTATTACTGGTGGTGGTTCTGACCGCTATCTATCAGAAGATTATATGTTCTGTCAGATGTGGCGTAAGATTGGTGGTAAAATCCATTTATGTCCTTGGATGAAAACATCTCATATTGGCACATACCACTTCCAAGGAGATATGCCAGCAGTTGCTAATTTTGTCGGAGAAATGTAATGGTAATGAAGAAATATGGAACCAAAGATAAACAAATGGTCTATGGTTCTTCTTCAAAATTGGTGAGTGAAGCACCATATCATCCAGGTTATGAAGATGTATCTGTAAAAGATATAGTTAAAGATTCACAAACGGCTACCACAGGTGGTCGTAAGTTTGATGGTGGCAAATTGCAATATGGATTAATTCCACCAAACGCATTAAAGGCAACAGTAGAAATTCTTACCTTTGGTGCGGAGAAGTATGAACCTGATAATTGGAAATGGGTACCGGATTCTAAGCGTAGATATTTTGATGCCATGCAACGGCATCTTTGGGCTTGGAAGTCTGGTGAACAATTTGACCAAGAAACTGGTAAGAATCACTTGGCACATGCTATGTGCTGCTTGATGTTTTTGTACGAACATGATACAATAGATTTTTTAAATAATGGAGAAGTGAAATGAAGTTATCAAATGAAACCCTTACCGTGTTGAAAAACTTTTCGACAATCAACCAAGGAATTCAATTTAAAAAAGGCACAAAACTTAGCACAGTTTCCTCTGGTAAAACTGTTATGGCAACTGCCGCAATTAAAGATGAATGTCCGCAAGATTTTTGTGTATATGATTTGAATCAATTTTTATCAGTACATTCTTTACATAAAGATAAAGAATTAAACTTTGACGATGCAAATATTATTTTTGGTACGGCCAAGAACGGTACCAAATATCGTAAAACGGCTAAAGAAATGATTGTTACTCCACCTGAGAAAGAAATTACACTTCCTTCTGTAGATGTTTCATTCACTTTGTCTGAAGAAAATTATAAATCATTAACATCAGCTACTTCTATTTTGAGTTCACCTCATATCGCTGTAGAATCAGATGGTGAATCAATTGGATTAGTTTCATTTGATGCGGCCGATGATTCAGCACACACAAACCACATTGAAGTTGGTGAAGGTAATGGTAAAAAATATAAAATTGTTTTCAAAACAGAAAATATTAAAATGATTCCTGGTAATTATTCTGTTGAAATTTCTTTTAAAGGAATCGGACATTTTAAAAACACCAAAGAAGATATCCAATACTGGATTGCTTTTGAGGCCAAAGAAACCAAAATTGAAGGATAATTATGTTAGTATATTTTACAGACGCAGTAACACAAAACAAGTTTGCAGTTAATCCAGAATATGTTGTTGGTGTTTTTATTGCCAACGATGAAGAACATAAAGGTAAAACTGTACTGAATTTGTTGAATGGTTCTTTTTTAATTACAGAATCTCAGCTGGATGCTGTTGGCCAATTACAAGGCGAATTGAAGTAATACCTAAAGAAGTAAATTATATTATGGGAGTTTGTGATGGAACATTTATTATGGGTCGAGAAGTATCGGCCAAAAACTATTGAAGAATGTATTTTACCTGATGCCATTAAATCTACGTTCCAAGAGTACGTTAACAGAAAAGAAATACCAAATCTACTATTATCTGGTTCAGCAGGTGTTGGAAAAACAACTATTGCTAAGGCACTATGTAATGAAGTTGGGTGTGACTATATTGTTATCAATGGTTCAGATGAATCAGGTATTGATGTACTTCGTAACAAAATTAAAAACTATGCTTCATCAGTTTCTCTCGCTGGTGGTCGCAAAGTTGTTATCATTGATGAGGCCGATTATCTTAACGCTAATTCAACACAACCAGCGTTGCGTGGAGCCATTGAAGAATTCTCCTCAAACTGTTCATTCATTTTTACTTGCAACTTTAAAAATCGTATCATCGATCCAATCCATTCTCGTTGTTCTGTGGTCGACTTTAAAATCAACGGTTCTAAAGCCAAAATGGCTGCTCAGTTCTTTAAAAGAGTTGAGTGGATACTTGAACAAGAAAGCATCACCTATTCTAAAGATGTCGTGGCAGCAATTATCACGAAACACTTTCCTGATAATCGTAGAGTTCTCAATGAACTGCAACGATACTCGGTTTCTGGCACCATTGATGCTGGTATCTTGTCTAATATTGCTGATGTACAACTTGATTCTCTTATTAGTTCTTTAAAAGAAAAAGATTTTGCATCTACCCGTAAATGGGTAACCAACAACCTTGATAATGATCCAGTAAAAGTTTATCGTAAACTATACGATGGATTATATGAGGTTCTCAAACCTATTTCAGTTCCTCAATTGGTTCTCATTCTAGCTAGATACCAATATCAATCAGCTTTTGTTGCTGACCACGAAATCAATATGATTGCTTGTTTAACTGAAATTATGGTAGATTGTGAGTTCAAATGATAAAAACAATATTTGGAAATTATCTCTTTGAAAAGAAAGATTTTGCAGACACATATGCAAAATATTTAATTAAAGAATTTGAAAGTTTACCTAAGCACAAAATTGTTGTAAGAGAAGATACCGACCATGGATTTTTAACCAATGAAAAATTAAGTCTTGTTTCTGGATTATATGTCATTTATAAAAATGATATTTTAGTTTATATTGGTGAAACCAATTATTGTATTCGACAAAGAATTGGAAGATTACTTGCTGGAATAAGAGGTACAGAAAGGCCAGATGAAAATCATTCAGCTGCATACAAATATATCGAATATTTTGGCCGAGATACCAGCGGTTTAAGCTTTAAATATATTCCAATAAATGTTGCAGAATTGGAATATGGTATTGAACTTCTTGATATCGAGAATAGTATTATTGAAAAAATGGAACCTCTCTTTAATAAAGAAATTTATAAAAATTATCGTTTTCAAAAGCAATTAAAAATTACTGATGTGTTAGGTGTTAATGGTGAAACGGTTGTACCATTATGACCAATCATACAAATATTTTAAAATTAGGTTTAGAAGGTGAAAAGGTGATTGTAGAGATGCTTCGACAATTGGACCTTGATGTATACCATGTTTATGATGACAACAAGTATGACCGTGAAAAAGATATTCTTGTTGATGGTAAATATAAAGTTGAAGTTAAAACACAAGCACCTTTTGTAAAAGAAAACGCATTTAGTTTTTTACCAAATCAATTACCAAAATGTACATCAGCAAATGTACTATATTTTGTTTCTGTTCCACATCCTACATGGCCTCATTTTTCTGACGGATGGATTTATAGAGCAGTACCAAATCAATTTAAATACAAGAATTGGAAAGATAGATGGGGTAAGGAAAGAATTTTAATTCCTATCGAACAAGAAGCTTTGATTCCTGTTACTAAGATGACAGATGAGAAATCAAAGGAGTTACAACTATTACTTTCCACAATGTATTGATATGGCAGACCTATTTAAAGAAGTTATACCTTCAATTTTAAAAACTAAAAAGAATGTTTTGCAAGATGAATTTGATGTAAAGGAATACAAGAAGCAAGCATTTATGGTTAATCGTGCCTTGGCGTATCACATGGACTGTGTTCTATATGCCAATGAGATGAACCTTCACTCCGACTTGGATGGAGATATGCAATATTCATATCTTCTAAATACCATAAGGTCTATGAAACGGGACTACCAACCGTGGCAGAAAGCATCGACCGATAAAGATATTGAATGCGTGAAGCAATACTTTGGATATTCTAATGAAAGAGCCAAAGAAGCACTCCGTATTCTCAATGAAGAACAAATCGCTGAAATAAAAGCTAAAACAAATAAAGGCGGAGTGAACAATTAATGATTTCAATTATTGATTTAGTTGAAGTTACATTGGGTGAAAAAGATGATTTTCTTAAAGTTCGTGAAACATTAACCCGTATAGGTGTAGCTTCCAAAAAGGACAGAATTCTCTATCAATCTTGCCATATTCTACATAAGCAAGGTAAGTATTATATCGTACATTTTAAAGAACTCTTTGCTTTGGATGGCAAACCAACTGACATCTCCGAAAATGACTTATCTCGTAGGAATGCCATTGCCAAACTGTTATCTGATTGGGGACTGGTAAAGCTTGTTAATACCAGACAGATTGAGGAACCTCCTCCTATCTTCCTATCACAGATTAAGATACTTTCCCACAAAGAAAAAGACGATTGGGAATTGACACCCAAATATAATATTGGTAAAAAACCAGGTGCTTATT